TCCCGTAGCCGGCCGTGTTCTCGAACAGCTGTTCGACGAGGATCGTCTTGTTGCCGATGATCAGCACTTCGCCGAGATTCTCCAACGCCCACTCGGAGAGCTTGAACATCATCCAGCTCTTGCCGCCTCGGGTCGGGCTGGTAAGCACGATCCGACGTTGACCAGCGACGATCAGTTCGATCACGCCGTCGACGCCTTCGGTTTGATGGGGCCAGGGACTAAACACGCGTCAAATGCTCCGCAACGGCGCTCAGCGCCGGTTCGTGGTCCTCGTAAATCCCGATCTCGCTCAGAATGCGAATCAGGTCGCCCAGGTGCTTTTGGGCCTTGGTTCGAACCTTGCGATCGATGATGGGCTTGCCCACCCGCCTGCGAGACTCTTTCTCGAGCTTCTCGGGGTCGAATTCGAGGGACTTGTCGGGCTTGTCGGTCAGCTGACCGTCAGCCTCGCTGGATGCGCTACTTGTGGGGGATTCGGTGTGGTTTTTCTCGGGCGCGGCGCTAGGTGGTGTATCTGATACACGAGTGGAATCATCCGGCTTGGGGTCGGCAGCCGGCTTCGAAGGCAACATCGACTGCAGGATTGACTTCGCCCGTTCGAACGTGATTCGAATGCCCTTCTTGGCGAGCTTTTCCGCTTCGACAGACGCGGTCTTTGGCGCCGACGGAGCGGCCAGGGCATACATTGCCCAATCGTCGAACTGATCCACAACCGAACACGATCCGAACCGCTCCCAGGCCCACATATAGTTGTAGGCCGTCTTCTTGCTGATTCCGCATTCGTGCTCGACCCACTCGCCAAACCGACCATGCTTGCTGTGATCCGCCAGCAGCGCATTGGCGCTGGCGATCGCTTCGCCCATCAACAGCGCCGCCTTGACGTGCTGCGTCTTGGCGCGGTTGATCTCCCCGGTGAGGCAAATCAGTTTGCCCTTGAGATCCGGATCGAAGCCGTCGTAATCGAACGTGCGAACGACGAGTTTGTCAGCCAGCGGTTTCTTGGCCATGGGTAGACTCCGTTCCGGTTGCATCCTGGTTGTCATCCTGCGGCGCGGGCTCGTCTTTGAACGCCTGCTCGGCATTCGCGCTCTCGACTTCTTTGGCCACCTCCGCAATGGTCTTCTCGCCCAGGTCTTCTTTGCTGAACGTCTGCTCGTGCAGATTGATTCGCAACAAGCCGGTGTATTCCTTGAGCACGGGGAACCAATCGGACGACTTGTGCAGGTCGTTGTTGCCGACGATCATGCCCCAGGCCACCTTGAACGCCGAAGCGGTTCTCGGCAGATGCCGCAACCAATTGCAAAGATTGGTGACGTCGGTGTCCGGCCAGGCCTTCGGCGCGGTGATCGTAGCTGGCGCTGTCGTCTGACGCGGCTGGCGTCCGGGCGACTGCCCGCTTGACTGCTGCTGACGCTGCTGATTTCCGGCTTGAGAAGTTCGCTGCGGTGGACCCGCCGAGTTCCGGCCGTCTTCGTTACTCTCCGGGTCGATCCCCGTTTTCAGATTGAATAAGTTGGCCAGGGCGTATTTCTTCGCGCCGGTGTTGGCCTTGAGATTGGCCTTGTCCCGGGGGTCCATCCCCTCGCAAGCAAACTCGGTCGAGATGGACTGGCCATTGTCGACCAGTGTGCAGGTTGTGCGAATCGTGACCTTGCGCACCTGCTCGACATTCCCCTTGTGATTCTTTCGCGGCTCCAGCGCGGCGTCTTCGACGACTTCATGCGTGATCAACAACCCGTGTTTCTCGCAGGGCACTTCGATGCAGGTCACGAAGTCAGCGTTGGTCGAGTATTCGTAATTATCGAATTTGTTGACGCCGCTCATGGCGACGGTCTTCATTTCCTTGCGAGCTTCGAACATCGCCTTCAAGAGCTTGAGCCGTTCCTCACTGACCGGCTTGGGATCAAACTCCACCTTCGCCGGTTCAACCGTCGCTTGCTCCGTCATCCGTCAATCCTCCCGTGATAGACAAAAACTCGGCGGCGGGAATCCAGCGTCTCCATCCGTCCCGCCGCCGCAAATCTCCTGGCTCACCGCCTCCCGTGCGTTGTCCGCTTCCTCTGTCCCAATCCGGCACGGAAGATGTCGAAACCGTGCCGGCCTACCCCGCCCACAAATACCCGACCACCAGCCCGATCGCGCCCCAGACAATCGAAAACGCCAGCGAGCACCGTTGCCGGGACGGCGGCCGCAGTGCTTCTTCAATCGCCGCGCGCAAGCCGGGCGAAAAGCGTTGCGGAGCAATGATGTCGATTCGTGCCCCCGATCCATGTGCTGCTGATACCATGCTCACTCCTTGGTTAAAGCCGGCGGACCCGCGTTGTCTCAGGCCCGCCGGCCCAGCAATTCGCCCCAGCGACAAGCTGAGGCTAGGAACATGTCGTCAGGTTGCTGACTTCGCAGGATCCGCGATTAACGTGGGTTTGCTTGGTCGCCATTTGGACAGCACTTCGACCATGGCGTCGGCGACATAACTCCAGAATCCCTGCCCCGCCGCGCCTGCCTGCCACCGCGCCGCGTATGCCTGCCACCCCGCCGCGCCTGCCTGCCACCCCGCCGCGTATGCCTGCCACCCCGCCGCGTCTGCCTGCCACCCCGCCGCGCCTGCCTGCCACCCCGCCGCGCCTGCCTGCTGCCGCGCCGCGTCCCACTCCACGCTGCTCGGCTCGTCGCCACACGCGCGACGCCGGTAAAGCGCGGCGAGCAGCAGAGACACCGCACGCACGTCGTCGCGGATGGCATCTTCGGCGAGCCGGTCGAGCAGCCTCGCATTGATCTCATTGGCGTGCGGCAATAGATCAACACCAGTCGGGATTGCGGACCACAGCCGTCGAGTCCAGGCGATCCGTTTCTCTTCGTATAGTTTTTCGAAACAATAATCCGACAGAATTAAAATCAATTCCGGCACTCCGGTCGGGTCCACTAGCTGGCCGTGGTTTCCCACCGTGGCGTCGAGGCCCAGCTCCGCGCGGACGCAACCGATCGAGCAGTGGCTGATGATGCCGTTGCGCGACTCGTAAGCGCCCGATGCGAATCTCTCGCCGTCGCACCGCTCGTGCTTTTCGGCGCGGGCGACGATGCGGGCCTTTAGTTCTGGGGTGAGCATGATTTTCTCCAGCTGGGGAGCCGCAGCGCGCCCTGCCCTGCGCGCCACGGCATCCGAGGATGATTTGGGGCCACCGTTGGATGGCCGGGTTAAGGTGCCCGCACGCATCGCCCGGTCCTTAAATCCGCCGACAGAGTGCCGAAGAATTCTCAGACGATGCGTGCGGGAAGATGGACCGGTTAGGGCCAGCGCTCGCGGGAGCGGATGGCCTGGAACTTGTGTTGCCGGCCCGCAGATTGCCGAAGGGCAAAGAGAAAGCCGACGTTTGCTTGAACGTCGGCTATGTTAGCTTTTAGGCTAATATTGTGTCAAGCGGTATTTATCCGGTGCGGCGAGATTTTTTTCCGTGGTCATCCAGCAGATAATCGACGCTGGTTTTCAGGGCATCTGCCAATCGAGAAAGCAGCCCTCCCCCGGGCATGGATTCACCATTTTCGATTCTGGCGATGTTAGCCGGGTAGGTTTCTACTTCTTTGGCAAGCCAATACTGGCTGCGCTGGCCACGAAGCAGCCGCACATTTCTCGCAATGTTTTTCAGCGCCTGATCGTCGCTCACAGTTGACATACTCCTATTGTTAGCCTAAAAGCTATGCATTGTCAAATAGTGCTGCCGACCGGCCGTTTCGGTTAGTTGTTCAAGCAAACGTCGGGACCGGCCAGCAGCGTTGGTTTGTTTGTTGCACCGGACCGTAAGGGGCCGAGTTGCGGAGGGAAAATAATCTCGGGCGTTGGGCTGTGCCCATGCGGTTGTTAGTCGCACCGCCCGAGCCAAAGCAGGGGGCGTACCACGCCAGCGGCTGGATTTCACTCCGGCCGTTACCACGCGCCCGCAGGCCGTGGCCACCTGCCCACCTCCCAACACCACCCCGTTGCCAAAGACGACGGGAGCACTGGGCCTTGTCGGTCGGCCACTTACGTTCCGGGTGCTGTAAGGTGTTTTGGTCATTTGTCATGCCGGCCGAGCCGGCAGCGGGTACGGAGGTGTTTTCAATGAATCGTCGAAACTTCATTCGGTCAGCCTTGGCGGCTGCGGTTCCTGTTTCGTTGCTGGGCGTCGCGGCAAAAGCCGCTCCTGTCTCCAAGCCGGCAACGATCGTGCTTCGGGACGGCGGGCAGTTGCACAATGCCGAGTTGCATGGCGTCGAACTGGTTCTTGGTTACGGGGATGGCATCGTGGTCAAGGACTGCTCGTTTTCTGCCCAGGCTCCCACGTTTGCTGGATGACATCCGACTTTTGCCAGCGGTGGGTTCCGCCGCAGGCGGAGCATTTGGCGACGATGTTGTCTGTGAGTTCCGACCCGCGAAACGTCGTCTCATCCAGGTTCATCCCGGTGTAAATCGGCTGCTCCGTGGCTGGGCACTTGATCATCAGCTTTGGCATTTCGTTCTCCTTTTGGTTGTTCTGCCGTTCCACGCGGCAGTCTTCGCCCGGCCCTTGGATTGGCGTCCGCAGGGGCCGGGCCCTTTTCTCCATTCCGCGATTTTTTCTCTCCGGAATTTGACAACCGGATTCCCCGTGCTCAGTGTGGATTCTTCTAGTGCCGCTGGATCAAGGAGGCGCGGGCCTCCAAAATGTCGCCAATTCGCCACGACATGTAGACGCGGTGCGAGCTAGGTTTGGAATGGAGCTTTGGGGCGAAGACTCCACACAACCAGGAGGGTCATCAGAAAGGTTGAGCGTGGAACTTGAAGAGCTATGTGACCAGTACGTACAAACCAACCCCGAGATTCAATCGAAAGAAACCGTCCGACTGCTGCGACTCTCCGTGCGACACTTCGGACAATTCCTCGACGACAAACCACTCGCGGCGCATTTGGTCGACCGCAACCTGATCGGCTACGTGCAGCATCGCCGCGCGCTCGGCCGCGCGGAGACGACCATCGAACGCGAGACGGCCAAGCTGTTCACGCTGGCGCGCTATGCTGCTCGCAACGGCCACGCGCCCGATCCGAGGTTCCGCCCGAAGAAAGCACGCGTTGATATCCCCGTGGCCTTCATGCGGCACGAAGTTCGCGCGCTGTTCCGCGCAGCCAATCGTTACAAGCGAACGATCGCGGGCGTACCGGGCGACATCTTCATGGTCGCGCTCTTGCTCGTCTGTTGGGACACGGCCGAAAGAATCGGCGCGGTTATCAAGATCGAGCGTGGCGACATCGACCTGCGCGGACGGTGGGTCACGAGCCGCGAACGGAAGCGCAACGGCAAGCCTCTCATCCGTCGCGTGCGACGGCGGACCGCCAAGGCGCTGGCGAGTTTGATGGATGCCCATGATGGACCGCGGCCGTTCGGGCTACTCAAGCGCGAGTCGCTCTACTACCACCTCAACCGGCTGCTGGTTGACGCGGGCCTGCCGGTCGACCGGAAGCACAAATTCCACTGCCTGAGACGCTCCCACGCGAGCTGGCTGCACCGAGCGGGCGGGGACAGCCGGGACTCGCTGGACCACGAGAGCGACCAGACGACTCGAACTTACTACCACGATCCACGCATCACACGCCGCTGGAACCCGGTAGACTTCCTGTTCGACCCGATGGGTCCATGGGGCCGGCTGCTGGCGAGATTCGGCCTGTGAGCCGCGAGCGGGGCCTCGGGGCCGGCTAGAGTCAATCGACTGATTCTATGTGACTTTTAGTGCGCAAGCCGAAAGAATACAAGGACTTACGACTTGTCATTAAGAGAGCCGACGGTAACGGTTGGGCAGGAGCCAACAAAAGACTTGCTGTCCGCCAGGGCCGATGAGTATTTCGGGGAGCGCTGCGATTCTTCGATGATGCGCGCGGGGATCCCTAGCTGCGCAATCAGCTCCTCAATCTGAGCCGTTGGGAACTCGATAACCGGCGCCGGTCGAATCGCTGACCAAACGGTGACTGCCATCGGCTCAGCCCTCCATCGTCGCAGGTGCATCAAGCGTGGAGAGCGGGGTCACCTGTTCGGCGTACCCGCGCCCACGTCCATCGAAATCGACGATACGATGCCACCCATTTAATTTTGGGTGCCGGAAGCTGTCGCCGAGTCCCATGTATCCGTGGAACTCGACGAGCATGCCTTCGTGCTCGCCATCTATGATTTCGACAAACATCCCGGTGTCGGAGTCAGAGAAGCATTCGGGGTCCGTGTCGGGATCGGAGGGCGGCCCATCGAGTGGCATGACAATCGGCAGGCCCTCTCTGTCGACGATGCCCATAGAACAGACCAACTCGCCGGCTTGGATGACTCGGTTTGATCCGCTGCGGACTTCCATCCCGCCAATCCTACCCCCGCCCGCCGCTGCCGCCAAGATCGGGCCTCCTGCGGCATCTATCAAAACCTATCAATCATCTGTTCGATTGATAGGTTCTGACGCATCCCCGCCAAAAATCTTTCCTTAATTCGGTTGCACTGCCGCAACCGATATGGTACAATGAGGGCATGACGCGGCGAGTGAGCCGCGACCCGCCGACTGGGAAAGTCGGAGTTGGCCTTGATCGGCCAGGAGAAAAAAACGATGACAAATTACACGCACTACAGCCTTTTTGACGCCGACGCCACGGTTGCGGACTTTGCAAAACTGCCGAGTGGTGGACTGCGCGAGTTGCTCGCGGACCTGCACGCCAAAGCCGCTCCCCAGCCACATTTCTGCGTCGCCGTTGGCAATGATCACAACGGCCACAACATGAGCCTGCACCCCGGCGCTGCTCAGGTGAGCTTTGCAATCGCAAACCGCTTCACATTGATTCTCTACAGCCGCGAGGGGCTTGAGGGGCAGGCCGCGGAACTTTATCACGAAGGAAACGCCAGTGCCGAAGCTGCCATTGCCGCTCTGAAAAGCTAACCCGCTCTCACCGCCGCCTCGCGCCGGACCAATCACCCGGCAGATTACAAGGCGGGGCGGCGGGCTTTTGGAAAAGCATGAAACTGCTCAACACCACGCAACTGGCCGCCAAGCTCAAAGTCTCCGGCGCATGCATCCGCCAATGGAAATCAGAGGGCCGAATTGCGCCGGTTTTTGAAGCCCCCAGCGGCGAAGCCTTTTACGCGCCCGCGACGAAAAAGCCGAAGCCCCTCAAGCCGGGGCCGAAGAGAGCGGAGTGACGCATCCCCGCCAGCGCCTCCGCCGCCCGGCGGATTTTCTTGACGCGGGGTAAGCGGGCGCTTAGGGTGGCCAGTGGAGGTGAGCTGGATTGGGCATTTATGACGAGCGTCGATTGGCGGAGCTGCGATACAAGCAGAGCCGCAACCGATCCCTGTTTCGTGCGGTCGGCTATGTCACTTCTCTGATCCCGGCGATTCTCATCGCTCTGAACTTCGACTCGTTTCGCTCCTACGTGCTCGGCGCGTTTGGCGGAGTACCGATCGAAACGATTCAGCAGCAGCCAGTCCAGCAGCCACCTCCCCGAATTGTGCGCGACCGACCGTCGAGGCAGCAGACCGAACCGCAGGTTCGCGTGAGCCACGCGACGCTGCGCAAGTCGACCCCGCGCAACGTGACGCCGCCACCATTCTTCGATGACGAACAGCTTCCCGCGAAGCCGCGTCAACCGGTGCAACTGCTGCCGCCGAAGCACGATTCACCGCGGCAGCAAACCAAACCCAACTACGTCATCGCGCTCGACCTGAGCGAGAAGATTCAGCGATTCCCCCTCCGCTCGCTCACACCCGAGGAAGCACTCACGATTCGCACGACGTTTGCCGGCATCACGCACCTAGCGCCGGGCGAACCAGGTCGCATCGACCTACATGGCCCCTACAATCCGCGGATCGAGTTTTCGATTGAGGTCCGCAGCGAGACGATTCTGGTCCTCGAATATCTGGTCGACTCGGAGCAAGGTAAATCGATCCCGCTCACGTCGCCGAATCTCGGCTCAATCCGTCGGCGGATCATGCGGAAAGGCGAACGCGCTATGGCGATATTGAAAACATTGCAAGCCGAGAAGCTGCACCTCGACGCCTACTTGGCCAGCTCGCAGGCCAAGCTCTGGACGGAGAAACGGGCCGCGGAAATGCGGGTCAAGAAATTGCCGCGGTTGATCGAAGCTGCGCAGGCGCCAGTGAATCAACTGGCCGATGAACTCTCGACGGTAGATCGCTTGATCGACATGGTCGAGTCGGTCCACGGCTCGACCGTCGACGTGTTCATCGATTTACCGACCGCTCAGCAGCCCTAGTCGCGGTACGCCTTAGTTTGGCCGCCAACTTTTCGGCCCGTTTTCCTGCCTCGTCATACTCCTCCTGACTCATCTTTAGGAGACGAATACTCGCGCCAGCCTTGAGCCGCTCTACGTGCTGCTCGGCTCTTATGGCCATCTCTTCGCGGCTGATGTCGACGTGCATCGGTTGGCTCTCCTTACTGGCGACGAAATCTCCGCAGTTTCGGCAGTCGTGGATTGTCTTGTCCAGGGCGGCGGTGGCAGGCGCGCATAGCGTGTGTAGTTCGCAACTGAATACTGCCGTCGTGTCTTTGCAGCCACCGCACCCTCGCTTCCTGGCCGGCTGGGTGTCGCCGACGTGCTCGCCGAGGTAATCGCAAGTCACCATAGGCCGTAGGTGATTGTGTTCTGCATGCAACCAAGCACATGTAGCGCCCCGGTGTTTGGGTGGACATTCGGCACGGCACAATGTTGACTCAGCAACGTCTCTAAAGAAGTACCAAAGGAAAATTTCCGGTAGCTTGTCAGGATGAATGTTTGGCTATTGTCCTCAGCACGCATCAATAGGTCGATCGATAGCAGGATTCCTGGATATGGTTCATAGTCAAAACCTTCACCTTCTGGGGGAGTCTCCCCTAGAGCGTCCCAAATGTCCTCATTCGACATGTTTTGAAGAGTGCTTGTTCCGTTACGCGGCCCCACCCACACTGGCACGGAGTCGTCTACAATTGGCAACCCTGGGCCAAAAACGGAACCGGCTTGCAATCCAACTATACCATTAACAGCGTAGCCCAAAGCTACGTTCGTGTCGGCGTGCAAAAAACTCCAATACACCTGCGAGTTTTTCGCGAGTGTGTAATCTGTTTCTTCTACGTCCGCTGCAAACTTTTCCGCCCGACGGCCGCCAAACTTGGTTACTCCACCCTCCAGTGTTTCGTAGAACAGCAATCCGGCAAAAGTAATTTCGCCGTCTGGGTCGATAGTTGGACTCGTCCCGTTGCTCGCATCGCAGGAAACATAATTGGCGACGGGTGGGCATCCGGTGTACATCGTATAAGGCTTAGGCGCGTCGCCTAAAACTCCAAATGCGGAGTTGCAGAATCCCACTGGCGCTCCGCTGCCTGTGTCGCGCTCCCAGCCATCGATCCGGATGCACCAACGCGGCCGATAGGCAAATATCTTATCTCTGTGGAGATAGAAATCGTGGGCGCTGTCAATGGTAACACCCGTAATGTCCGTATCATCGTATCCCTGAATCACACCATCCGATCGCCCGGATATGTCGCCTTCAATGGTTGCGGATAAGTGAATTGTCATGGGCACGTCCCGCAGCCGGTTTTAATTTCAAGCCAAGTGCAGACGCCATCGACCACGCCCAGTACGTAGGTTCCGCTGGTCTTTCCATCTACGATCGCCTTCGCTTCGAGCGCCTCACAAAGATTGACGTTGAACAGACACGCCCCCTCTTCGGTATCTACGTCGAGGCCAACGCCGTCCATTTGAGTGACATCGACTTTGACGATGTCGGAGGCAAGCGCCGTCGCATCAATCCCGCAGCCAGCGGTGAGACTCCCGCCGCCGCCACCGCCCAGGCCTGCGACGTTGACAAACCCCCTGACCTTCTTGCCGCTGTCATCGACCACCTCGAACTCGACCAGTCGATCGGTTTCGCTGTCATAGGTTCCGGTGGCCGTGAGCTTTTCGATTAGCGATGCCGGCGAGGTGTCGGTTGCGTCTGCGGCGACAAGCCGATCGTTGTCTTTTTGAAGTGCATCCCAGCCCGTCCCGTTCCAGACTGCGTCCACTGGCTCGTTGTCCGTGTAGGCATTGCCCCAGATGTTGTTGACGGTGACTTCCGTTGCCGAAACTCCCCCCGTGGGGTCAATGCCACTCGCCAACGCGACCACATTGTCAATCTTGAATGTTGTGTCACCTGGCTCCACGCTGCCACCGGCCCCGGCCACTCCGTCGGCAAGTCCCCGCAACAGTCGTTGCTTTTCGCCGACGGTCTCATCCCAGATCAGCTTGTAGCCTTGGTTTTCCCACCGAAGCTTGACGATGAGAATTTCTTCAGTGTTGATCGGAATATTGCGCCGCGCGCAGTTTTCGGCTATAATCTCTATGGCGGTTAGAGCATAGGGCCCTGGCGTGGCCAACGGACTAATCAGGAGCGTCGCAGAAAAAACTCCCGTAGTTAGCGTCTGGGAACCACCATCCCAAACAGCCGCAGGTATGTCCGTGTCGACGATCGCTGTAAGTACCTCTCCTTCGGTGGGAGTGATGTCGAACCAGGCGTCCAATGGCTGACTGTAGGCGGCATAGATCAGAGCATCTTCCTGGTACAACTTGTTGTATAGATTTAAGACTGTAAGAGGACCTGCGATTGTGCCGACTCCGTCCATGACAACTATCGTGCCTGCTCTAAGTACGATGTCGTCTGTGTGCTCCTCTAAAGTTGTGTCGCACACTCCCTGAACTACCCTAGTTCCGGTGTCGAGCGACGTGCCGAAGTCGCTCACATTGACGAAGGCGCGAATCTTGTCGACGGTGTCGTCGACCACTTCAAATTCGACGAGTCGGTCGGTTTCGTCATCGTAGGTTGAAACATTCAGTAGCTTGTTGATCAGCGTGAGCGGAATCGTGTCGCTGTCATCGACCGCAATGCGCCGATCTTCACTGCGCAGACCGTGCAGCTGGTACGTCGGCGTGTCGGGATCCATGGTGAGTCGAGCGATCGCCTTCTCGCCATCGACCAAGGCGCGGCCGATTAGCTCCGCGGTATCGCTTACGGCGAGCACGGCGGCATTCGCAGCGGGTCGCCGCCAATTGAAGTCGTCGCCGCCGAACGCATCGTTGACCAGCGTCCAGTTGCCGCCGCTCTGGCTCCACTGAACCACTGCCCATTCCGCGAACCGCTCCATGACGACGATTTCCCAGCGGTCGGGCTCGACGGCACCGAGATCAGTGCGCAGCAGCGCCACGCCCTGAAATCCGCGCTCTGTGCCGACGTAGCTGTCGACCCTGCCCGCAAACAATCCGGCGGGACAGTAGATCGTCACGTCACTGCCGGTGAGCGTGCCGTCGTCCTCAAAAAAGTTCACCGTGGCACTGGTGGCGGCGAGCAACTTATTCGCCGTCAACTCGAAGCGGCGCAGCGGCGGCGTGTCGCTGCTGGTGCCGGCGCTGAGCCGTTCGACCAGTACTAGGCCACTCGCCGCACTGCCCAGCGCTTTGTAGCCGCTGCCCGAATCCGACGCCAGGAACGACGGCACGGTCGGATGCGGCCCCAGCTCGTCGCCCAAAATCGACCCGAAATCGACGCGCATTTTCATTGGCGAGTGATGGCGGCCGTTGCCTGTCTTGCCAGCGCGCAGCGGCAGCGGGCCGTTGACCATCGTCTGTCCGTTTGGCAGCGGCAGACCAACCGAAACGCGCAGGGCGTCGTTGACGCCGACGCCCGAACTGCCGACGATGCCGACCAGCGCGTGCGGGGTGATCGTGAACTCTGTGGTATTCACGATTTTCACCGGATACTCATCGACCAGCGTCCGGCGGCTGCCTTGATTGGTATTCGTGCGGCTCATACGCGAGCCTCCCTGCGTTGCAGCACGCGGTTGTTCTGTCCGTTCTTGGCCGCCTTGTCGGCCGCCCGCTTGCGACGATCCTCCTCGACCGTCGGCGTCCAGTCATCATGGTCCGTGTTGAGGCTTACCCGCGTCGAGGGCGAGTCGCCGCCGCCGCCGCTCCAGCTCACCTGGCGAATCCGGCCGTCCGGTACGATCCGCATCAGACGCTTGTAGTGCCGCGTGTAGCTCGGAAGTGGGTCGTACTCGGGGAGCACGGCGTCGATGTAGTATTGCAACTGCTGCTGCCAGTCGACCGGTTCGACGCTGGTCTGGTCGAGCGCGACCTGGTAGCTGCCATTCGAGCTCGAACCGACGCCGCGGAATTCGTAACTCTGGATTTCGCGTACTTCGACGTCCTCGTGCTTGAGAATCCGCGCGCCGGTGTTGTTCCGCTCGCCGGTCTCGAAGCGTTTCACCTTGCGGACCAAATGCCCGTCATGGCCAGCGTAGAACGCCACGTCGACAAAAACCTCCGCCGGCTGCACTTTGACTTCGGTGGCGCTCACAGCCTCAAACAAGTAGAGCGGGTTGCTGGTGCGGACCAGGCCCAGCCGCGTGTCGACCTGAGCGCCGCCGCGGTACTGCGTCGGAATCTGCGGCGTGGCGTCGTTCTCGCTGTCGTACCAGCGGGCAAAGACCGTCGGCTCTTTGTTGATCTTCCGCTCCGCCCCCACGCTGCCGGGCGTGTCGTCTTCGTCGATGTACTGTTCCGCGCGGTGATCGAGCAGCTTCAAGTCGGCGAACGACCGCGGCTCGTTGTCGCTCCCCTTGAGCGCCTCGGGCGACCAGCCGTCGGTTGGCAGGGTCTCGACGGTGGCTCCGGAGGAATGCCTGATAATCTGTCCGCTCTTGACAACGCCAATGATGCGAAACGCGTGATGCGCCCACTCCCGTGCGAGGTCGCGGACTTTCTTGCGTTCGCCACGCTCGGAATAGGTTTGCTCGTCGTCGATGTTGGAAAATCCTTCGGGGTCGTCGTCGTCGAGAGGCGCGTAGCTGCACTCGGCCAACGGCTTGATCCTGCCGTCCACGTCGCGGGCTACTGCCTCACAGGCAAAGCGGACCTGATACATGATGTGCGCCGAGAGGGCCTTGATCTCATCCGGCTTGGCAGTGGCCGAGAGTCCCGCGGCGCGCGACGCGGTTGGGCCGTCCGGCAAGTCGACGCCCTGACCCACTGGCCAAATGACGTACATGTCTTGGAAATAGTCGAGCGTCACGTCGCAGCCCAACTCGGCGCACAATTGATCGAGCGCGTCGGCCGGGTTATCATTGTCCCACTCGACTTCGGGACGCGCGAAATTCGGCAGCCGGCCAATGTCCCACCGTCCTTGCCGCTCGCCCATTGCGGTGAGACACAAGGCCACCAGCTCTTGCGGCGTGCGTTCTCGGATGAAAGTCTTGTCGGGCCGTTTGATGTTGTAGTGCCCATCGATTTCGCCGAAGCGGTTTCGCCAGCGGCGGTCGAGGATCGGCAGCGACCAGGTCAAATCCTCGTTGAGGTGGGGCGTTTCGAGCAGGCAATCGCGGATGACCAGCTCGCCGTTGCCTTCCTCGATGAGCGTCAGGTCGCCGTGCGTTTCGAGGTGGTCGAGGTGGGGCACGGTGCGGATCGTACAGACGGCCGGCGCAACGCCGCGCGAGACCGGCATTTCCCAGCCGGACGACCAGACGATGTTGCGGAAGCGTGCGAGGGCCTGGCCCATAATAAAAGGTGTGGATTAGTGTGGAATGGTGTGGATTTTCTTACTTCAGTGACAGTCGCCTCGTCGCAACATGCTTACCTGACTTCGGTTACGACAATCTCCTGGTGCCGTCAGTGACACTGTCACCCGCTAATCTGATAGCTCCGGCCGTAGCCGTAATCGTCGTTCCGCAGCACGTCGGCAATCTTGCCCGTGGTGACGACTGCGTTCGAGTGGGTGATCCGCTTGGCCGGGTCTTTGATCGCACTGCCCGGATGGCGAGTGATGTTCGTGATCGTGAGCGCCCCGCTGCCGCGGCTCACGTCGAGCACGGCGCCGTTGTTCATCGTGCCGGCCACGACCGTACCTGTCCCTTCGTCGAAGATCGTGCCATCGGCCCAGATCATCGAAGGGCAGGGGCAGCGCTTGACGATCTCACCGCCGCGCATCGTGATGCCGTTCGAGCTCCAACTCGTCTGGCTCAGCGTCAACCGACCGCCAACCTGATTGACCGTGAGGCTGGCCGTGGCGTTCTGCGAAATGTCGACGTCGATGCCGCTGATCTGCTGCTCGATCCCCGAAATGTTCACGGCCGTTACCGCGGCGGTCGCGGCGTCTTGATTGCCGCCCTGCACGCTGCCGCGGGCCACGCGGAACGTCGCGCCGGCCGGTGCGATGAGATTGTGGACGTACTGCTCGCCCTGGATCGATTGCTGGCGGTTGTTGTTGATCTCGAACGTCGTCGCCAGAACGCTTTGCCGAATGTTGACCAGCCGCGGCCCTTCGCCCGGTCCGCGCCCGATGACGTGGGTCATCGTCGCGCCGCTGCCCGCGTCGTCGAGCCGCAGGTAGCGCTGGCGGTACTCGAAATACGCCTTGGCCGAGCCGAAATTGCGGACCTTGGGCAGACCCAGCTCGCCGGTCCAGGAGTTGTACAAGATCAGCAGCACTTCGCGCGAATCGTCTGGCAATCCGTAGCTGCAATCGACGTTGGAGTCGCGGAATTGCACCACGTCGTCGTCCGCCGGCACGTTTCCGCCAGACCAGTTGTCGGCATTGTCCCAGTGGTTCGGACCGGTCGCCGCTTGCACCACGGTCTCGCTGCCGATCGTGCCGCTGGCCGAATCGGTGGCGAACGTGATCGTAAACGGCACGCCGAAGTCGCTCGAATTGCGCGTCGTGAGCGTCAGCACGGCGGCATCGCTCGACGCGATAATCTCGGAGACTTCCGGGATCGCCTGCCCGCCAACGTTGGACGACCCGGTGGCCGCATCGAGCCGATCGGTGGCGTTGATCGCCGCGGCAATCAGCGCGGCGACGTCGGTTGTGGTGACCGGCGTGCCGACCGTAATTACGAGGTCTTTGCCGTTGATCGTGCAGGTGATCGTCTCGTTCGAGAGCCAAGTGCCTCCGATCGCGCGCGTGACGATTTGCGGAACGCGGACCGCATTAGCGATGAAATCAATGATGGCCATGTCTCACATCCCTTTACGGGTTCGGTACGAATGGGTAGCTGGTGAACGTGAACGTGTAGCTCCACGCCGAGCGGAGCACGCGGCGGCCCGCTTGTTCGCGTTGGCGGCTGCGGCGGACGCGGAAGTCGCCAACTGGGTCTTTGATGTTCGACGGGAACAGCGGCGGAGTGTAGTTGGGGTAGATGTTGGCCGCGATGCCCGTGAGCTCGTTGAACGATTCGCCGCTCTGGACCACGAGGACTTCGGTAGCTGGGTGGATGAGCGTGATTTGCGGTGGGCCGTTGTCCAGCCGGTCGAGCTTGTAGGCCGGGCCGCCGGTGCCAATGACCTCGATCGACTCGGCGCTGCCAGCGTTCGGATTCACGAAGCCGAAAGGCGCGTACTCGGCGGAGAGGCCGATCGTGCAACTGAGGCCCGTGACCCAGTCGGCTTGTCGCGGGTCGGCCGTCCAATGCGGCCCGTCGACCAGCACGCCATACAAGCTCGAGCCGCTGTCGATCCGCCAGTGAGAGGCGACGCCGGTGGTCAGGTAAAACACCGCGTCGCCGCCGTCCTGGCCGTACGCGGCTTCGATCTCGGCCACCCGCTGATTGATGTTCGTGTCGCCGACGGCGCAGATGTTGACGCGGATTTGCATCGAGCGGCGGACCTTCACCGCCACGCCGCGATCGTTCCGCTCGACAACGGTGTCGAACGATTCCGGCGTGACTTCCCCGCCGGGATGGGTGTAGCCGCGGTAGCTAAAGGTCATCAGAGCCATGACTTACGCCGATTGTTTGCAGTGGCTTCGTGGCCGGTTTATTCTGGAAGGCATGGTGGAGAGCATCGCAATCTTGGTCGGCGCGCTGTTCGCAGTCTTTTTCCTGTTTGTGTTCTGGCAGTTCATTTTCGGATTGCTCCTTGATCCGTGCCCCCACTGCCGACACTGGATTTCGCGCCAAGCGACGGCCTGCGGACATTGCGGACGCGACGTCACCCCTCGTAAATCGCAGTTCGATCTCTTCCTGGAGTCGCAAGGAACCGTCTCTCGGAAAACCGTTGCTTGGCTCGCCGGCACGTTTGTCGCCGGCACGTTGCTGATGCTGGCGATCGCCGTTTTTCGATGACCTCCCATCACACCCCCTTCGCACCGCGCGCGGCCCTGGCGCCCTGTTGCTGGCGACTCCGCTCTTGCTGCAGCTGGCGAATGTCGTCGATCAGCCCGCGGATCAAATCGCGTGTCGCGTCGCCATGCTCCTGCAACAAGTCGTTCTGCTCGTCGAGCTGCTGTCGCAGGGAGGCGATCTTGGCTTCGGCCGATTGACCGCCCGTCGCTTCGTTGAGCGCGGCCTGGCTCTGCTGGAAATTTGCCTGGGCCTGCGCGCGGGGATCTTCGCCGGTGACTTTGGCCCGCGTCTTCTCGGCCAGTTCGCCCAGCCCGCGGTCCATCTTGGCCAAAAAGACTTCGGCGATGTCCTGCCCCGCTTGGCCTCCGAGTTTTGAGAGCTGTAGCGCCTGGTTGCGCGATAGCTCGCCGCTATTGGCCGCTTCGAGCAATCGTCGCAACCGGCTCTGCTCGCCCTGGTTGAGCGCCCCAAGCGAGGCCCGGATCGCACGCGCTTTGTCCTCTTCGGCCTTGAGCGCGTCGCGGGCCTGCGACAGTTCGCGGTCGCGGAGTTTCACCAGCTCGATTTGATCCTTGATCTTTTCTTTGGCCGCTGCCGCCTGCTCTTGCTCGATGCCGATCAGCGCCTCGGCGGCGGACTTTTGCTGATCCAACAAACCGATTGCTGCGGCGAGCGACTGCTCGGCCAGCTCCGGAGCGCTGGCGCCGGCGGCGTCTTTAGCGGCCTGCGCTGCGAGCGCCTCCGCTTCGGCCCGCGAGAGCAGCATGTTGCGGTAGGCGGACTCTTTTTCGACCAGCGTGTCAAGGTTGGCGATCCGCTCCAGCTCGCTGTCGAGCGCGATTTGCACCCGTTCGTTGGCGGATGCCAGCGCACCGGCCGCTTCTTCGACGATTTTTTGGTGCGCCGCCGCCTTGTCGGCCGCTTCTTGTTCGGACTCGGTGAGCTGGTTGTAGATAAACACGAGCCCGCCAGCGATCACTGCCAACGCCGCGAGCGCCAGCGCAACCGGACCCATTGCCGCTTGCAAAACCAGGACGGCAGCCGCCAGCCCGCCCGTCGCGGCTGCGGCCACCACCGCAGCGCCTGCTTGGAGGAGGTGCCCGGTGGCAAGCGCCTTGGAGATCCCGACCGCACCCCGCAGCACCTGAATCGATCCTTCGACGACCAGGATGTATGGCAGGTATTCGGCGAGCGCATTCGACGAGCCGGCCGCGATCAGCGCGATGCCTCTTGCCATTTGCAGCGCGCGGAACGAGGCCTCTTTGAAGTGGTGGGATGCCTGGATCGACGCGGCAGCGAGCTTCTCCAGGTCCGCCGCTGCTTGCTGGTTGGCCGTCCCGCTCTTGGCGACGCTGGCCGCTTCGAGCTCGACCGCGTCGGCCAAGAGTTTAGACTCCTTGGCCTCTTGGCGCTTCCATTGGACGAGCGTCTTTTTCGTTTCGAGGGCCTGCTGCTCCAGCGCCTCGACCGCTTCTTCGGCCTTGCGTTGCAAGTCGAGGGAGTCGGCCGCCGCTTCGGATGCTGCGGCGCTCTTGGCGAGCGCTTGCTGGAATTGCTGCTGCTGCTGCGTGATGGCCTGCGTGATCAAACCGCCGGAGAGCGTCGGGGCTTGCACCTCAACCCCGAGTTGGAGCACCCCCTGGCGTATGATCGGTCCGGCCATCGCAGTCGGTTTCTCCGCTATTGAGTCGCTCGATCTCGGTTGCGGCGGCGTCGGCCAGTCGCGCCGCCGCTTCCATGTTCTCGACGAAGCCGCGTAGCAGCGTGCCGAACGTGGCCGGCGGTATCGTCTCCGGATGCACGCGCCGGCCGCTCTCCGCCGTATTACGGAACTGCGCAGCCGCGCGTCTCAACTGGCGGACCGGCCCAACAGGGCCAGCCGTTGCGTCTCGATCCGTTCCCATTGCGCGATGACCTCGGAGATTACCTGAGCGTGATGCTCGACGAGCGAGTCATGGGGAAACCGGCCCACGGCCCGGCACCGCTCGTAGTGGACCACCGCCTCGTAATTCTCAGGCGTCAGTCCCACGTTGGCAGTCGGGCTCACCTTGGGGCAAGCGGACCCATTGTGCTCGCCCGGCATCCGACATGGCAAAGTCCTCGGATCGCGGGCTATTCTTTCACCAGTAAACCGGTTTGTATCGATCTGGCCGTCGGCCTTGTAGCGCCACGTCTGGCACGATTCACACGCCCGCGTGGCGACTTCGGGATGACTCAAGAGGAGCCAGAGCCCGTCTCGGAGTTTTTTTCGTTCTCGGCCTCCGGCGGCTGGGATTGATCCGTGTCAGGATCGACGTCGGCCGCTTCGCCGCCCATGACGATGTCGCGGATGCGCCACCACAGCTTCGGCTCGAGTCCTTTGAGCGTGGCGTCGCTGGCGGCCACCAGCGGCTTGCCGTTCTCGTCGTCGATCGGCTTCCACTCGCCGCTGTCGGTGTCGAGGTAGGTGATCGAGCGGATTCGCTGCGCGACCGCCGCCATGTACAGCGCGACGTCCTTTTCGGGGTCGGTGATCAGCGACGCCTGCTTGAACAGCGCCGACGACTTGAACGCCGCCATCCGCCGCGCGGTGAAGCGGACCGGCGGCGATAGATTCGGAATGCCAGCGAGATAAAACGTCCGTTCCTGACCGTCGCCGATGTACGGCTTCAAACCCATGATCGCTCCTACGTGTTGACTGGATCATTCGTCCAGCTGATTTCCTTGGTGGTCGTGTTTCCCATGGCCTGCCAGATGAGCGGCATGGGGATTTCGCCCTTGCCTTCGACGACCGGAGTCTCGATCGGGGCCATGCAGTTGCTGAGCGTGATGACGCCGCCCATGTTGAGATACGCCAGCGTGATCGTGATCGTGGTCGCGGCGATGCCGTAGAGCGCCGCCCAGTCGGCCGCGCTCGACGTGCTGGTTTCGGTCAGCGTCACCAGTCGCTGTCCTTCGCGGAGGCAGCCCGCGTAGTCCAGCCCCGCGAATTTGTGCGGCGTGAGCCCGTTGTCGACGAGCAACTCGCCTTCGGTAATCTGGCGGTCGCCGCTGGCAATGTTGAACACGCAGTCCATGAACCCCAGCGGCGTGTATTCGATGCCGGTCGGGAAGGCCACGGTCGGCAGCGAGAGACCCGTCTCGATCGCCTCCATGCCCAGGCACTCGAGCGTGAGCGTGAGCTTGTCGGGCGCGAAGCGGAGCCTCGCCTTGTCGACTTTGCAGTCGTTGTAGCGGACGATCTCTCCGACGCGGTCGGACATGACGTCCCAAGCCGGCAATTCTTCGTCCACGGCGAACGTGTCGGTCGACTCGTCGGCGCCGAGAATCCGCGGCAGCCAAGCGTCGAAGAACGCGAACGACGGATCGCAGACCAGCGAGCCGGCCACGCCGTACGGACCGCGGCGACGGCGGGATGTTTCCATACTGCGCGAGCCGGTGATGCCGTCGGCGATGATCAGCCGCTCGCTCTTGCGGAGCGAGTCGCTGTTGAAATCCCACCGCTCGCTGTTGGTGTCGATCGTCCGCGGACTGTCGCCGGCTTCGACGAGCCAACTGGATTGGTAGCCGGAAGAAGTACACTGCGTCATTGATTGGCCTCGCTTTCAGCCGGGCCAGGATTGTCCAGCTCCGTCGAATCGTCGACCGGTGGCGTGACCGGCGGAACGGAAGGCGTCGGCGGAGCGTCGGCGACCTTGACGAGATTCCCGAACTCATCGCGGACGCCCGGATCGAACACGCCCTTGTCGGTTTCGAGCGGTGCGTGCCTATGCGATTTGATCCAGCGCAACGCCTGCACGAGCGCCGTCGGGCCATCTTCGATTGATGCGAAGTTGGCCACGTCGCGGCCGCCCGCGGTGATGACCGCCACGGCGTCGTCGTACTCGATGGTGTAGCCTTTTTTGACGACCTGCGCCATCATGCGGCCCTCCCCAGCTTCACGAGGTGCGCCAAAGCGTGGTCCATCGCCCGTCCGCAAAAACGATCAAAATACTGTGGCGGGACGCCGACGTGCGGCCGGAAAGGCAGCTTGCCACCGCCCGCGAAATCGTTGTGGTATTGCGAGTATTCGACGCTGGTGCCGAACACGCAGTAAATATTGTCGCCGATCTGGATCACGTCGCGGACCGCGTCGGCGCTGGGGGATTTGCGCGTGAGACTTCGCATTAGCCGCTGGCGATTCTTCGGATGGCCGCGGAGCACGACGTCGTGCTCCTTGGCTGCGATCGTTGAGTCGGCATTCTCCGGCCAGCGGTTGCCATCCGGGCCGACCTGGAGTTGGAAGTAGAAATCATGGGCCGTCGCCAGGTCCGCGAGCTCACCGCGCATGAACGGCACGAACGGCGTACGAACGAAGTCGGCCGCGATGTCGTCGAGAAACGGCTGGATGCCGCGTTCGCCTCGAATGATCGTCGTCGTCATGTTGGCCGTGCCCGTCGAATGATCCAGCGAACTACCAAGAACGAGGCGTCGAGGTTGTTGTCGATCGCCCCTTCCATGAACTCGTCGCCCGGCTCGGTCGTGACTCGTCGCACGCAGCCGCCGGTGGGTAGCTGGGCGTCGTGGTGTGTGTTCAAAAACTTGTCTTCGATGCGTTCGATCGTCGAGAGTCTCCAGCCCAGGTAGCGGCTCGTGACGTCGCGTTCGCTGGCCGCGACCACCGCGACCACAATCCCCAGGTCGAACTCGTCCTGCCCCATCGGTCCGGCGTTCGGATCGAGCCGCCGTCCGTAGGGCGCCAGCACGATCGCAGGCAGCGACAGGCCTTGAATTCCGACTTCGTCGCGGAGCGCTACGAGGTTGACGCCCGCGAGTTTCAGTCCGTCGATCAACTCCTTGCTTTTCTTGAGGCATGAGCCCCAGCGGGATTGTTCCAGTGGAACTTCAAGCTGGTCGGACATTCTCTCGCGCTTTCGTCACCCGGAAGGCATACACGCCGAACTCGTCTTTCGTAAATTCGTCGATGATCCAACTGCCGTCCTGCAGCACAAACTTGCCGCGAACTTCCGGCTTGAACGGCAGCAGCTTGCCCGCGCTGTTGGTCGGATGCCACACGACGAGGGCCTCGGAGGTGGCGTTGAACGTGATCGGTCGGCCGAACATCCGCGAGACAGTCTTGCGGTCACGTTCCATCTTGACCGCGGCGGATTCTGTCTGTTGGTTGCCGGTCCCCGGCGGGTAGTAGTCTCCGTTTTCGATGAATTGCGGATCGCGGTATTGCCAGTCGCCCAAATACGCAATGGACGGATTGAACGTCATGTCACACCGCGGGACTCGCGTAAGTACGGGCCGTTTTCGGTCAGCTCTTCGAGTTCCTTGATTTGTGCCTTGATCTCACGCAACTCGGACAGCAGTTGCGAGCGTCCGCCCATGCGACCGATCTTGCCGCTGTTGCCGGCGTCCGGCATCCCGCCAAATGCACTCACCGTCTCCGGCGTTTCGAGAGCCGCTACGAGGTTGTCGCGCCACGTCCGCAGCTCCGCCAAGTGCTCGGCGTCGCTCTTGGGCATGGCTCACTCTCCGAATAATTCAATGCCCTCGGGCAGATTGGTATGATCGAGGTCAGTCGGCTTGACGATGGCCGATTCGGCGTGTGCGGTGATTCCGCAAACCGCCTTGTACTTTGCGAGAGCCTGGGATTCGCTCGCCGCATGGACGAACTTCATCCCTAGCAGACAGCGCGGAATTTGAACGCTCCACACGCGATTCTCAGGCGTCACGATGCCGACGCTCGACAGCTCCGCAGCCGGCTTCGGCTGGTTTGTCGCCTGGGCCTCGTCGGATGCAGGCTTCTCTGCCGGCTTCGGCTGGTTTGTGCTCTTGGCCATCGTTTGGACTCGGCAAAAAGTGATTTAAGGCTGCGGAATCGACTTCGGCTCAGCGTTTATTTCGCTGCGTTTACGTGGACGCGATGTTGCGAACGATGTAGCGCGGTTCTTCGATGGCGCCTGCCCCGCGGTAGTTGCCGAAGTAGGCCGCGATCAGACCGCGGTCGAGCATCACGAACTCATTCGGCGAGGCTTGACGCACGCGGAGCGGCCAGGCTTCCATCCATTTGAAGCACCGCTTCGGTTGGCCGATGAACCAGTATTCGGTTGCGTCGGCCTTCGATTCGCTCAGTCCGCTGATAATCAGGTTGCGGAGAATCGTGCTTTGCAGCGTCTTGTACGTCGCCGCCACGGCCGGGGGCGGCGTCGAAAGCGACTGGTGCGTCGCCGGGTCGCCGGCCCGATGCTGCGTCGAGTTGAGGATGAAGTGCCACTGGTTGGCACGCCTCGGCATGTGGACGATCGTGTCCGGCGCGACGATGATTTCGCGTCCCGTTTCCGGATCGGTCATGTCCTCAAACAACCCGAGCGCCAGATCGATGTCGGTGTAGTCGACTGCCACGTTCGTGTGCGTGTTGATCCAGGGCGTCGACGCCTGGTAGGTGTCGTAGGCGACGCCGCCGTAGTTGTAAGAATTAGTCGCACCGCAGAACAAAGAGAGCTGCGTCTTCTCTTTGCCGTAGCTGAGGATGTCGCCGACGTCGCCAGCCCGCTTGAGGACTTCGTTCGTGAGGTCGTAGAACACCGCTTCTTGCGTGACTTCGCAAGCCAGCGCCTTCTCGGTCAGCTCGGGCGTTTGGACCCAACGCTCTTTGATCTGAGCCCGCGGATGCGGCATGCCGGGCTGGCGAGTGCCGTCGCCGTCGGTCGAGTCGAAACCGGCCGTACCGATGATCTTCTCGCCGTTCTTGTTGGTCGGGATCGTCTCGAACAAATCGTCGCCGATGTGGGCGTTGTTCTGGAAACTCTCCAGAATCCGCGCCTCGATCAATCCGCCCACCGCGGCGGTAAACGTATTGATGTTCAGGAACGCAGTCGGGTCGACGCCGGGGCCGGCTTCGAGCAGGTCGATGCTGTCGCTTCGACCGTCGCCGCCGGGGCGGAACTGCTCGACGAAATCCCGTCCGCCGATCGCCTCGGCCAGTTCCTTCAGACTGAAATTGCGAGGGCTGATCCGATTATTCGCCAGTACCTTGCGGCCGCTCTCGTCGAACGACTCGACCAGCTCGTCGCTGTCCTTGTCGTGGACGCGCAGGCCGATCGCCTCGTGTAATTCCTCGACCCAACGGCGACGACCGGCGGCTTCCGTTTGGCCGTTGGCCTGGGCCTCCGCAATGCGGCCCTCAAGCGTTTCGCGGAGTTGGCGAAAGGTATACATGGCGAGTTTCCTGTGCGAGTCGTGATCAGTTGGGAGGGAACGGCCTCGGGATGTTTCGATTACGTCACGAAGACGTGCTGCATGACGGTCCAGTTGGTGCCGTCGCAATGGGCAAAGCAGGTTTCGCTGGTGGCGATCGTGGCCACCGCGCCGCCCGCATCGGTGCGGAGGTTGATGGTTTCTCCGCCGGTGTTCTTGATCAGCAAGACTTCGTTGACCATGTCGGCTTCCGGCGGCAGGTCGAGGTTCTCGGTGGTGCCCGATTCGGCGTCTGCCAAAATCCAATTGCCATAGAGGAACACGCCCGTCGGCGTGCCGGGAACTTTCGTCAAGACGACCGCAGCGTCGCCCATCGCAATCGTCTGCGGAATGAGCTTGAAGCCGGCTTGCGGTGCGCTCGCGCGGGTGTACGGCGTAAGTGGCAGCGCCCAGACTTTCGTCGTGCTCGCCCGGTTCTCGACCACGGCCGCGATCGCCGCCGACGGGTCGGTCGTCTTGACGAGCAATTGGTCTTCCAGGGCCGTGCCGCTGGACGCCTCGTCGACCGCCAGTAATTCGCCTTCGATGTAGGAGGCGCTGGCGACGTTGAACTCGACCTGCGAACCGACGATGATCGGAATCGCGCCGGTGCCGGCGTCGCTGGACAGCTTTTGGCCATTCGAGACGCCGAAGAATTTATCGGCGAACACTCGCTGATTGAGGATTTCCGAGCCGGCGTCGGCCTGGCTCGATGCGGGCCGCACAGTGCCGCTCTGGTTGTAGAGCAGATCGCCCGGATAGACGGCCACGCTGGCCGCCGTGGGCATGTAGATCAACAGGTCGCCGTGCGGTCGGGTGCGAGGGGCTGCCATGATCGTGCTTCCTGAAAAACGGTGAGTGAGCGGCTGACGTGTAAACGGTGAGTGTCGGCAGGCGGCGACTAACGACGAGCGTGGATCAGCCGCGGGACTTTCTTAGCCGGGCCCATGCCGCCGGCCTGGGCAGCCGGGCGCTGGGCGCCGCGAACTGCCGGCGGCCAGCTCTCGACTAGCTTCTTCATCGCCTCTTCGTTCTCGGACTCCAAGAGCGACTTGAACCGCTCCGCGCCGATGGCGACCGGCGTCGTGTTGAACGTTTCGAGCAGCTTGCGGACGGCCGAATCCTTATTCAGTGACGCCAGCTCGGTGGCCTGGGAGGCAACTTGCTCGGTGAGCGGTTTGAGTCCCGCGGCGACCGCGGCCTCGACGCTCTCCTCGAACTTCTTTTTCTTTTTAGGATCGTCGAACATGCCTTCGTCCTCATCGTCGAGTGGCGGTTTGTCGCCGGGTGGTTTGTTGTCGGGATCATCCTCACCGGCTTCCTCGCCGGGCGCGGTGCCAATCGCCTTGGAGATAATTCGCACCACGTCTTGCGCGGTGAGCGTGCCGGCGTCGACGATCGCCTTGAGCGTCGACATCAGCCCGGCTAGCAGCTGCTGATCGCCTTGTTGGCCCAGCATCCCCGGCTGCGCGCCCGGTGGCGGCTGCATGGGGGCCTGCCCCATCTGCGGCGCGGCGGCAGCGAAGCCCTCGAGGATGGCCGCCAGCGGTGACTTGCTGTCTTTGTTCGTTTCGAGCAGTTCGGCGAGCGTGACGCACTCGTGCTCAAACAGGCCGCTGGTCGTGGCTGGGTCGGCCACCAGGTCGACCGATTGGACGCGGCCAATCGATTCGACCACGACCTCGTTGCCGCGCTTGGCTGTCTTGCCTTGGACGTTGTGCGAGAGCCCGACGTTGCCCGGCGCGTTCTCGGCGTCCCAGGCGAGTTGCTCGGCAATGGGGTGCTTGGGGTTGTAGTGCAGGTCGCCGTAGAGCCCGTCGCCCTTGCGGTGCTGGACGTTGTGGACGGCGCCAAGTCGATCCTGATAGTCGCGCGGCGTAAATGCGCTGCCCTTCGGGTGGTTCGTGTTGACCTTCGCGCCTTCGTATTTGCCGACGGCTTCGGCCAGGGCGTTCTCGCTATAACGGCGGCCGTTGCGGCTGCTGAGGCCCAGCAATTTGACGCCGCGGATGACGCCTTTTTCCCGGTCAACCGTCACCGGCCCTTCCATCAAGGTCGATTCGGTGAACGATTCGCCGGAGCGTGTGAGGTGCTCAAGTAACCACATGCCACCAGCGTAGAGAAGCGGCGGCGGAGGCTGCTACGGGCGAATACTATCTTGTAGTAATGCCGTTGGGGATTTGTTAGGCTGATGGCATGGGCAAACCTCCGCTATTCACTGGAGCTGCCGGCGATTTCGACTGTAGTAATCCCGACAACTGGGAGGATGGCCGAAAACCATCCGACGGCGACACGATAATCCATCTCTTGTCGCCAGCACCGAAGCTAGGGTATTTCGGTACGCACGAAGTTGTCGGCGAGTGCGACATCCGCAAGAGCCTCGAAGACGAGCTGCGCGATAATCCGTTCCCGGTAGTTGGCAGCCGCGAACAGAGCCAGCCGCAGCGTGCCACAACGTACGTCGAAGGCGTGTTCATCACAGACGACATAGAAGTTCGCGTGAAGGACAAATCAAATAAACTGACCAAAGGCGACTGGGAGCAATTCAAGAGACTGGCCCAAGAGCTACAGAAGAGAACGGTGGCGTTTCCACCGAAACCAGAGTGAGCCATGGCGTCTACCCGAACGAAGATCACGATCACCATCAAGGCGGAAGCGGACAACGAATCGAGCGAGTCGAGCTGGGGTTACGACGAGATCACCGAGCACACACTAAGGGATGCGATTCGGGTCTTCGGGCTAAACGCGACGAGCTATTGGTTTCCAGATCGCCGGCCATTCAAGGAGCGGATCGAATCACTGTGTCGTCGCGTTGAAGGCACCCACGCCATGCAGCAGATTCAGCGAGAGGCCGGCGAAGGCTAACTCACCACCGTCCACGTATAGCCGCAGCCACTCTCCAAACAGACGCAATACTGCTTGCGCTTGGCCTCGTCGGTCGGATGCGACGCCGTCGTATACACCCGCGTCCGCTCCGACCCGCAGTTCTCGCAGGGCGGCGCGGGCTTCGGTTTGCGGTACGGCGGTTCCGTGCTTTGCTGTTGCATCCGTGGTAGCTCGGCAGTGGCGGGTGGACTCATCTTCAACCCCGATCGACGACGGCAACGGGCGAGAGTTCGCAGTTGCAATTCGGGTGCGCTTCGTCGCCCGGTCCGCTTGGAAACACCAGACCCCAGACTTTCTCCGTCGTGCCGCTCACCGCTTCGCAGCGCGGGCAAGTGCCGCTCTTGGATCGCTCGGGGTGAATCCGCCAAATCAACTCGACCCGCACGCGCTGGCCGACACCCGCTGCCGCACCGTCGCCGCCGGCCGGTTGACCCACGCCGCCGCCGGCCGTACTGGCCCGACGCGCCGCACCGATCTGGCCGAGCGAAGTCGTGTTGACCACGACGGTTCGCGTGACGCGCTCGATCCGGCCGGACGTGAACACCTCGTCGACGGCCGTTCGTACGGTCCGCAACGCCTCGGCCGGTGTTTTGGTCCGCAGCACAGCCGCCTGAGCGTCCACCGTGGCCGCCAGTCGCCTGCGTACCGTCTCGGTGGTGCCGCGGGCCATTCGCATCGCCTGCTCGGCGGCGCGCGTCTGGTAGGCCGAGAGCGAAGCCACGGAGGCCCCGGACACAGCGGTGCCTTGCCGACGAATCTGACGAACTGTCAGCTCGTCGGTTGCCAGGAGCAAGATCAGCAAGGCCGCCGCCGTCTCGTTTTCCACGTCGCGGGCGATTTGATCCCAGACCGACTGCGGCACGGCGGCCACGCTGCCATACCGCTCGATCGCCTCGCTGATCAGCTGACGATGGCGACGGTCGAGTAAGCGAAGCTTTTTGGAAAGCTCGCCTGCGGTATTCGATCGTAGGGTGTCGAGTTGTGTCATGGAGTCGCTTCCAACAACCCTTCCAGCGCCTTCACACGCAATGATTCGAGCCGGGCCTCGGCAACCTCGCTTGGCGGACCGCCGAATCCACGTTGGATCGCAGATTGTCTGTCGAGCTCCTTTTGCTGGCGTACTTCTGCTGCCTTGCCGACCGCGGCGGCCGTCATTTCGCGGGCAAGTTCCGGCGACATGCCAAGGCCGGTGAGCAGTCCGATCGCCACAACTTCAGCCGTCGTGCCATCCGATACCTGATGCAAGATTTCCGCGGCGGCCGTAACCTGCGCGCCGTTGAGCGTTTCACCCGTGCCAAGTCGACCAGTATCGACGCCCTGCTGACTCGCTTTCCAGTTATCAACTTCTGGCGCCGAAGTTCCGTCGGCACCTACAAATCCAGGTTGAGCGAATCCAGGTTGAACAAGGCTTCCATAGCCGTCGACCGGACGTTGCGGTTCTGTGTTGATGTTCTCTTGCTCCTTCTCGTAGTCGAGCGCTTCCTGCTCGGCCCAGGTCCGCTTCGAGAGAATGCCAGCTTCGTGCTGCTCCTTCCGCACCCGATGGTCCTTTTCCTGGTCGCGGACTTCGATGTCTGGCGGTTCGACGTCGACCGTCAAGATCTCCCGCAACTGCTCGACTGGGCAACGAATCCGCCCGGCGTGGGCAGCGATCTCGATCACCCGCCAGAGAACGTCCCGGTCCGCCTCCGCCTCGCCTTGCTGACAGCGCTTCATGGCGATCGTGAACGGCGTATGCGCTTCGAGGATGCTGGCGTACGTGTTGTTCGAGGCGTTGCCGGAAATCATGTCTTCCGGAAAGCCCCACCGCCGGCCGCCCATCCGCAGCCCCGCGTCGACGACCGTCACGAGGCTTGGCCCCTGCGGCGCACCCATGGGCCCGTACATTGTGTCGAAGTTCCGCTCGTCGACGATCTTGCCCGGATACCAACGTTCGGTCGGGATGCTCCGCGCGCCGCCTTCGCCGTAGAGTGGCGGCAGCTTCGATTGGAACTCGACCACGCCATCGGCCATGCTCTGAATCTGCGTGTCGCGGGTGCCCGGCTTGTGCTTGCGAATTAGAGAGATCGACGCCTGGATCGCGGCTTGCTTGACGATGTTTCGCATCGCTTTTTTGCTGTCGCTGAGCCATTCCTCGGTGCCACCGTAGAAGTCCGGCAGGCCACGCTTCACGCCGCGGTCGACGTTGATCTTTTGGTGCGACATTTCCTCGGCCGGGACGTACTCCCAATCGTTCGCGTCCCCGTAGCGGAGCACGAAGTAGCCGACGACGTTCTGCGGACGGCCGGGCATGGTGGCAACACCGTATTTCCAGTTCAGGCCCACGATCCCCATGTAATTTTCAATTTCTCGGGCGTTGAGCGGTTCGGTGATCCACGACGGTTCGCAGACCTCGACGTCGCAAAAACCGCCACCGACATCCTTCGTCCGCACAAAACGCTCGCCGGACTTGCGGGTCCGGCGGAACAGTTCGACGTCCAAGTCGCCGCGCCACTTCACGCGGTCGAGAAATTCGTCGACGACCTCTTGGCACTGCCCGGCCACTTCAACGGCAACGTCGCCCGCTTCCGGCTTGGCCGCAACCGTGTGCGTCATGCCGGTGCCGATCGCGTAGCTGGTGAGCGTCTCGATGATGTTGATGCCGACCGGGTCCGTCTCGGCAATCCACTGACCGGCGCCGCGGATGAATGACAAAGCCCCTTCGTCGGTAAAGTGCGGGTGATTGTCTCCATCCTTGCGCGCGTCGGCGCGATCCTGCCGCCCACCGAACCGCCCGCCGAAGAAATCCGCGTCCCAACGCAGGCTTTCCATCGGATCGATCAGGTCGCCCCAACCTTCGACGATCGTGCGGTCCTGCTCCTGGGCGTGACGCAGGCGAGTTTCGAGCGCGTGGATCTGCGATTCCAAGACGAGGGCCTGCTGCTGCTCCTGCAGCTCGCTGAGCTTGGCGGTCTTGTCGATCGTTGTCGTCATGTCGTCACCATTTCGGCCTGTTGTCGCTGATCTATTCCGCCGCGTGCTGCCAACTCACGAAGCACTCGCAACCCCATTTCTAGTGCGTCCGGTCCGTCGTCGTAATCTCCGAGCGGGAAGTCTTTGAGCTGAGACACGAGCAGTTCCGCGCCCTTGGACCCACGTTTGAAACGGAGTTTGCGATAGGCCAAGTAAGGGCCGACCCCCAGCCGAATGCGGGCCACTTTGTTCTGATGTTGCTTGACCGTAGCGATCGGTGGAATGACGCCCTTGCTCCGCTCCACTGTGAGCGCATCGAGCGCACGGAAGCCATCGACTTCGATCGCCCAACTGTGCGGCTGAAATGCGTTGCAAAGCGCCAAGCCCGCGTCGACCATCGACACTAGATCGCGGCGTGAGATATCCGCGTCGACGTACACCGTCCCATCCTCGCCCAGCGCCAGCATGATGTACGCCTGGTAATCCGACGTGTCGGTGCGACCCAGTGATGGATCGAGCGACAGCACCCTGAACGTAATGGTTCGGGTCGGCAACTGATCGAAGTCGACGTTCTCGAAATACTCCCCCGGCCACTCCGCTTGCTCGTGTTGACTGGGGCGCTGCTGATAGAGGGCGTTCCAGTAGTACGGACCCTGCGCCAAGCGAATCCGGTCGAGTTCTTTTTCGTCGAATCGGGCTGGCCACAGCGCCTCGCCGGGATTTCTCGACAGCGCGTCGTCTGCTTCCGCAGCGGCCGGCAAACACACCTCCCGGATCGGCTCCTCCCATGACCGCAATCGCGCAAGATAATCCTCGCGGTTCCACGGCGTGCCAATTACCACCATGACGCCTTCCGGCTCGCGGCGGGTCCAGAATGTAGAAGTGATCCACTCCCATGTTTTCTCTCGGTATACTTCGCTTTGTGCTTGCTCGGCGTTTTTGATCAAGTCGTCGAGGATGCCTAAATGAAAGCCCTTGCCAGTCGCCGGGCCGCCAACGCCGGCCGTGCTCATGTATCCGCCATTGGTCGTTCCCCAGTCATTTGCAGCCTGTCGATCCGCCGATATTCGTCCGGGCAAGATGCCGGGCGACATGCCCGTAACTTCGAGAAACGAATCGCGGGCCTTGCGCCCCCAGCTGGCGGCGAACGTCGCTTCGTAACTTCCAAGCAGTACATTCCTTTCTGGCCAATTGGCCTCGAACCAGGTCGGCGTCCAGTGGCTCACCAACTCGCTCTTGCCATGCCGCGGCGGCATGCGAATCACCAGCACGCGCTCCGGCACTTCTCTGAGCACGAGCCTGCGAATCTCCTCGTCAATCAGTTCCAAGTGCCTTGCCATCGCCCAACGGCCCTGCGTGGCCGTTGTGGCCATTAGTCCCGGGGACAGGGCCATTCGCAATTGCTCTCTGGCGTTCAAGTTGGACATACGAACCGTCTCTGCGTGCGTCGTCGACCATTGCCTTCAACTCTTCCATTACATGGGAATGTTCCACCTTGCCGCTGTGCTTCGTCTCCACGACGTCCCGGTACTTTTCTGGGGCCGCCCCCTTCATCAAAAAAATCAACAGCGTGTCCGAATACTTTCTTTTGCGACCGCAGCGTAGCCCATCGTGAAATACCGGCTCATCCCAGCCATCGACTGCGCGGCGGCGTGCTTCGCTTT